CACCCATAGCAATATTACAAGTTCCTGTTGTGTTAGCAGTTAAAGATACTCTACCAACTGCTACATTATGTAGTGCTGTTGTGTTAGCAAATAATGCTCCAAAACCCACTGCTGTGTTAGATGCACCAGTAGTGTTTGCTGTTAAAGTTGCATCTCCAACTGCTGTATTGCTTGATGCTGTTGTATTAACTTTTAAAGAATCTTTTCCTATTGCTGTATTTGAAGAACCTGTTGTGTTAACGTCTAAAGCATTGAAACCAACTGCTACATTATTATCTCCAGATGTTAATGCCCCAAATACTCCTGTACCAACACCAGTATTTCCGTCAGCAGAACTTAAAGTTCCTGTTGAATCTGTTCCTACTAATAAACTGTTTGTAAAATTTGTTCCACCTTCTTTAAAGGTAACACCACCACTAACAGCACCCCAAGATATATCTGTACCATCTGAAGTTAATACTGTTCCATTTGAACCTGCTGCTAAAAGAGCTGTTGCTCCACTAGCATTACCATAAATTATTTTACCTCTAGCTATTGCATCAAGTTTATTTAATTCTGTTGCAGTAGAAGTTACTGCTACATTTTCATTTATTTTTGGTGAAGTTAAAGTTTTATTTGTTAAAGTTTGTGCAGTTGTTTTATCTACAGTTGTTGCTGTATCAATTGCTATTGTTCCAGCAGATGTAATAGTACCACCAGATAAACCAGTACCAGCTGCAATTGAAGTTACTGTTCCTGAGTTTGCTGGAGTTACTACTGTATAAGTAATTGCTGTGGAACCAATTGATCCTGTACTATTAGTCGTACATAAAAATATTTTATTATCATTTACTGATCCTTGATTAACTACAATCATTCCACCAGATAGTTCAGCAATAGTGTCATGCTCTGGATCTCTTGATGCTGCCCCAGCTCCATTTGCTACTGCAATATATAAACCATTTTGAGATGCTGTACTTTGATTTTTTAATAATACTCTATCTCCAGCAACTAAAGTTACACCATCTATTGCATCACCAGCTTCAAGTGCATTTGATATATTAACATTTGCTGTTGAAGCACACTCTGCAATAATTCTAGTTCTTAAACCAGCAACTGCTTGGTCAACATAAGATTTTGTAGATGCGTCTGAGTTACTTGATGGCTCACCTAATCCTGTAACTGATCCACCTGATATTGAAACATTGTTTGCTGCTTGTGTAGCAATACTACCTAATCCTAAGTTTGATCTTGAAGTAGATGCTGATGCTACATCAGATAAATTACTTGCTTTAACAAGTTTTGCATCTAATTGAGTTTGAGCATTAGAGCTTAAAGTATTTATATATTGAAATTCTGTGCTTGTTACAGATCCATCTGCTATTTTTGTAGCATCTATTGCTGCACTTGCATTAACATCTGCATTAACAATTGCACCATCTGCAATTTTTGCAGTAGTAATTTGAGAATCAGCTATGTGTGCTGTATCAATTGATCCATCAACATATTGATCGGAGTCTACTGAGTTCGCTGCCATTTTAGCAACTGTAATTTGTGAGTCTGCAATATGAGCTGTGTCTATTGAATTATCCACATATTGATCTGAATCAACAGAATTAACTGCCATCTTAGCAACTGTAACTGCATCATCTGCAAGTTTTCCAGTAGTAACATTTGCATCAGCAATCTTAACAGTAGTTACATTTCCGTCAGTTATTTTTGCAGTAGTAACATTTCCATCTGCAATTTTAGCACTTGTAACATTTGAGTTTAAAATTTTTGCAGTTGTAACATTATTATCAGCAATTTTAGCTGTAGTAACTGAACCATCAGCTAAATTAGATGTTCCAATAATTTCTGTTGGAATAGATGAGTTAGTTTTACTTAAAATACCTATGAAAATTCTTAATGTATTTGTTGAAGCACCTAAGTTACCACTATCAAAAGTAGCTGTGATTGTTTGTAAAGTACCATTATTAGATGTAGCAGTAATTGATCCATAGACATAACTAGCATCTGCTTTTAAAACTTTTAATCTTCTACCAACATGATAGATAGCACTAATATCTACTGAACTTGCAATAGTAAATTGAGTTGTTGATACCCAAGCTGAAACATAAGCTGCATCACCATCACCATATTCTACCCATTCTGAATCATTAAACCACTCTCTAGTGTTTTTCATCAAAGCTCTAATAGCATTATTTAAATTAGATGGAAGCATACCTTCATTTACATCAATTCCATTTAAAGAAATGTTACTTGCTTGTGTTGTTGAGTAGTCTTTAATATTTGTTGTCATGTTGCTCCTAATTCATAAACCAACTAAAAGCCTTATCGCTTTCAGTATTATTTTTGTTAATTAATGTATTTACTGCTTCTTCAACTTGTCTTTGAAAAAGTTCTTTTGTGTCAAATGAATATCTGATGTTATCTATATCTATTTTATCTGACATTATCTATCTCCACCTGGTACTGCTTTTAAATCTATTCCTTGTGCATTAGTCCAAAGACTTCCAGCTGGAACTTTTATATTTGCTCTAAAGTATCTGCCAGATTGTCTAACTGGATTTATACCACTTGCGTTCATTGAACTTGATGTTGATGATGTAACTGCATCTGCTAATTTATCTCTAGTCTTAATAATTACATTTGCACTAGCATCTACAATTGGTCTAACACTTGTTATGTTTGCTCTTAAACCTGGAAACAATTCTGTTTCTTTAGTTTCAAGTTCAGCTTCTAAATTAGTTCCAGAAAAAATAGCTGCTTTAAAGTTTTCATCAACTGCACCTAAATACAAATGTCCATTTTCCCAGAATCTTGTATCAAGTGAAATATTAATATCATCTATGTTAGAACTTATAATATCCATAAGCTCAACTGTGTTAGCTACAATAAATTGTTGAAAAATTTGTGATGCTTTAACTTTAGCAACAGACCATTTTTGGGTTACATAATTGTATATCAAAAGTTTATCACATAAACCAGTAACATTTGGATTATCCTTACTTGGGTATAACCAAATAGCTAAAGTATTAAATGGATCAACTGCTGCTGAAATTCTATCTGTGTAGGCTTTGTTTAAATCACTTTCAAAAAATCTATTAACTTTTTCAGATCCAATAGGAAGTATCTGATCTCCATTGATTTGAAAAAATCCATCTGACGCATAAAAAAAGACCTGTCTATTATCTTGGCAAACTGTTTGTCCATAAACAGCTCCTCTATTTGGTGATAATACTGAAAACCTAAACACTACATTTCCACCAACAAAGTCCATTCTTAAAATTGAATCTTCTCTAAAGACATAACCAACTTCACCAGAAGTTATGGCTACGATTTGACCACCAGAGCCTGGCAAGTCTTGAGTATCTGATGAACTAACACCAGCTTCCCAAGTTGAAATGTCATTAATACCTGACCATGCAACTCTATTTTTTGCATTTTCTATATTACCAGTTACTAAAAAATCTCTTATGACACCTGATGTTCTAAACTTAGATGGTACTAATCCAGATCCTGATGCTGTTACTAAAGTTTGTAAATCAACAAAACCTGATGAAGTTCCCATTAAAAAATATTGAGGTGCATCTACACCATTTGATGCAATAACATAACTTCCAAATTGAGTAAAAGTTATAAAATCAGTAGCAGTTCCAGATAAAGGTGTGCCACCAATAAAATTTGTTGTTGTTAATCTTACAGTATCTGATGAAACATTAGTTTGATTTAATCTACCTACTGCTGCTCTTGTAACTGTAACAATTGCATCTACAACTGTTGCTGTAAAATCAGCATGAGCATTAATAGCAGTTTTTAAATTTGTTGCTGTTGTATTATTATTTGTTTCTACTTTAAACTGAGTGCCAGATGCTGTGCCTACTGTTGATGTAAATACAATAGTTGAAGCATCATTCTTTTTTAATGTAATAGTTTTACCAGCACCAATATTTGCATAATCAGAAACTGTAATAGTACAAGTAGCTTTTGCAGTATTTAAAAATAATCCACTAGCACCTTTATCTATAAATGCTCCACCAGATAATTGATAAATTGTATCTGCTGTTCCTACAAAAGTAAAAACTGTGTTTTCATTATTTCTAAAACTTTTTGCTCCTTTAGAATTTTGTAAAACATTTGATGTTCCACTATAAGGTACTAAACCTTTTACTGGCTTATAACTTTGACTGGCATGGTAGACGTTAGTCGCCACAGTTGCACCAGGATTCAAATGATCTGGTTGATCTGGTAGCCATTCGCCAAAAGGTAGTTGCATTTTTGTTTCCTATTATAAATTTGAAATAAATGGAGAAGCTACTGAAGTTACAGTTCTAACTTGCAAAGGACTTCCATTGT